GTCGCGGACACGCAGATGTGGGGTGGGCAAGACCAGACCGGCGAGGATATGCGCGAGACGTTCGCCCGCATGGGGGTCGCGCTCATCCAGGCCCACAAGGATCGCATCAATGGCTGGCAGCGTCTCCGCGCATGGCTAGGGCCGTCGCCTGACGGTCGCCCGTGGATGCAGGTTCATCCCCGCTGCGCGTATCTGATTCGCACGTTGCCCTCGCTCCAGCAAGACGAACACGACCCCGAGATTGTGGACACGGACGGCGACGACCACGCGGCGGATGCGCTGCGCTATGCGGTGATGGCGCGTCCCGCCCCCGGACAGACGAGTGCGACCAAGCGGTTCCCGACAGGTTCGTTGGGATGGTTACTCAGCCGTGAGGCGAGTAAGCCGAAGGGACTTCTCAGCAGGAGAGCGTAATGGATACACAAGTTATGGCGTGTTCTGGCAACTGGTTAGATTATACGCCTACGACGACAAGTGGATCGGCAATAAACACAACCATCACAACTGCGTCTGTGTTTGGCTATGGCTATTACACATATGCGTCCCCCTACTACTGGGTAACGCCTAGCGATGCGCGGCCCATCAAGTTGAAGATGTCAGAGGTTGAGATACTGCGAAAGGCCGCGAAGGACGACCCTAAACTTAAGGCCATCCTTAACAAGTTCACGAACCAGATCGAAATCGCGGTTGACTTCGACTAAGGAAGAACTATGCAGACTGAAGCCTTGCCCCTCACGGAAACCCAGATGCAGGAGTGGTGGTCGGAGATCGACCGCTCAGAGCGGGTGCGGAAGGAGTGGGAGAAGTGGTGGGAAGCCAACCTGGACGCCTACGCGCCCAAGCCCACCAAAGACCCGAAGACCTACGGCGCCGACATCAACACCAACCGGGACTACCAACTGACGGAGCAGAAGAAGGCGCAACTGTTCTTCCAGACCCCGGAGATTAACGTCAAGCCCTCCCCGCTCATGATGGGACAGGAAGACGCCATCCTCGCCCATCAGGACATCCTCAACGAGATGCTGGGCGATGACGGCGTGAATGCCAAGGGCATGATGGACGAGGCGCTATTCGACGTGCTGTGCCCGTCGGGATTCGGCGTCACGAAGATGGGGTACGAGAACGTCACGGAGATGGTGGAAACGGAAGTGCCGGTGCCCGATCCGATGACCGGAGCACCAGCCGTAGACCCCATGACCGGCCAGCCGATGACGATCCCGCAGCAGGTTCCGGTGCCGATTTGGGAACGGTTGTTCTGGGAGCGCGTGACGCCGAAGAAGGTGCTGATCCCGGCCGGGTTCGCGTCCACGAACTACGACGAGGCGCCGTGGCTGGGCGTGCGGTTCTCCCTCACGCTCAACGAAGCCAGGCTCCGCTATCAGTTGCCCGACGACTTCGAGGGCAAGGCTGGGAAGGACGAGTTCAAGTTCGACCACGGCACGAAGGGCGAGGAAGAAGGGCGCCCGGTGGAAGGCGTAGAGATTTGGTATCGGGCGGCGGTCTATGACCAGTCCGTGCGGAACCCGGACTTGCTACGATGCCTCGTGCTGATTAAGGGTTTGGAGCAGCCCGTCAAGCACATGGACTCGCCGTATCAGGAGCTTGACCCGAACACCGGGCGCCTGTCTCCCCGGTCCCTCAAGGGCTATCCCATCCACATCCTGACGATCCGCACCTTGGCGGATTCGGCCTACGTGATGTCGGACTGCTCCATCTCGCGCCCCCAGGTGAACGAACTCAACAAGTTCCGCGAGCAGCAGATCAAACTCCGCGACTCCAACATCCCGATTCGGCTCTACGACACTGACCGGATTCCGCCCGAGGTCAAGGCGAAGCTCGACAACGCGGACTACGGCTCGACGCCGATTGGTGTGCCGACGGAGGCGTTCGCTGGCAACCCGCCCGTCATCGAGATTGCGAAGGCCACGTATCCCCGCGAGAACTTGGCCTTCGAGGAGAAGCAGGACAGCGACATCGCCCGCACGCACGCGATGGATGCGAACCAGGGCGGAGTGAAGACGGATGAGGCGCGGACGGCGACTGAGCTTCAGTTGATCCAAGTCAATACGAACACGCGACTGGACAAGGAGCGGTCGCGGGTGCTCGCGTGGTACGTCAAGGGCGTGACGAAGTTCTCGACGCTCGTGCAGCGGTTCGTGACGGTGGAGCAGGCCGCGCAGATTGTCGGGCCGCAGCGGGCGCAAGTGTGGAAGCAGGCGATGGAACAGGTGCCTGCGGCCTTGGCGTTCACGGCGCTGCCGGATTCGGCGTTGCGCGTGGACGCGGCCCAGCAGCGGAAGATGACGCTGGAGAAGTATCAGTACCTCCGCAACGACCCGATGATTGACGCGATTCAGTTCTTGCGGAAAGACGTGCTTCCGGTCATGGGTGTGAGTCCGTCGTCCATCAAGCCGCCCGCGCCTCCGCAGCCTCCTCCGCCTGATCCGCCGAAGGTGAGTATCAGCGTCAAAGGCGAAGACCTCATCCCCTTCGCGCCGCAGTATCCGGGGATTCTGCTCGTGCTGAAGTCGAGCGGGCTGGACGTGAACCAGTTGCCGCCTCCGCAGTTGCACCCGCCGACGATGAATCCGGGGCTGGTGCAGCCGGAGAAGGGTTTGTCTGGGGCGAAGCAGGACGAGGGTTCGGGCGGGATGCAGGGCAGTCCGTTCAAGGCACCCATCGCCAGCGGCGGGGCGGGGATGGACAATGCCAACTGAGATTATCGCGGAGTTCTCGTCCAATCACGGCGGGCGCCGGGATGTGATGGCCCGGATGCTCGATGAGGCGGTGATGGCGCGGGTGGACCGCATCAAAGTGCAGTCCTTCCAAGTGCGCCATCTCGCCAAGACCGACCCGCAGTACGACTGGTTCCGGCAGGCCGAACTGACCGATGCGGACCACGTATGGCTCATCAAGGAGTGTGCGAAGAAGGAGATGGGGTTCCTGACCACCCCGTTCCACGCCGACCGGATTCCGTTCCTGGCCGACCTCGGCCTGGACGCCATCAAGATCGGCAGCGGGGAAGCGAGCAACCCGGTGATGCTCGAAGCCATCGCCCAGCACCCGTGGAAGGTCTATCTCTCGACGGGGTTAGTAACGGGGGCCGAGCTTGACCGGGCGGTGGACATTCTCGGGCACCACAACCTCACATTGATGCACACCGTCAGCGAGTATCCGACCTCCACGTATCGCGTGAACCTGGGCCGGATGTCGTGGTTGGCGACCCGCCACGGGTTGCCCGTGGGCTACTCGGACCACACGACGGGCATCCACGCGCCACTTGCGGCGATTGCCCGTGGTGCGGCTGTCGTCGAAGTGCATAGCGTGGCGAAGGGGGACGTGCCGCGCCATAGCGTCTGGGACAAGGACTGCGAGGATCTGACCACCATCGTCCTGTTCCGCGATGCCGTGACGAAGATGCTGTATCCGCGACGGATGCTGTGGGAACCGCAGGAGGATCGGCCGTTCGTGGGGCGCTGGAGTGCCTAGAATCTGCGTGGTCATTACGGCGCGGGCGTCACTGGCCCGCGTCAGAACGGTGTTGGATTATCTGAAGGATCACGCCGACCTTCGGGTAATCCTCGCCGGGGGAGCCTTGCTGCACCACTATGGCGATACCGAACGGGACATTCCATTTCCTGTTGCTCATCGTGTATATAGCAGTTTGGCTGGTAACCTTCTCCACACGACTGCGGCTGAGACGGGCATCCTGGCGTCATATCTCTCGGCCATCTTCGCGGAAGACCAACCCAACCTCGTTGTCACCATCGCAGACCGACACGAAACCCTCGCCACATCAATAGCGGCGTCCTACCAGCACATTCCCCTCGCGCATATCCAAGGCGGCGAGCAGACCGGCAGCATTGATGACAAGGTGCGTCGGGCGAACTCGATGCTGGCCGACCACCACTTCCCGGCTACGCAGCACGCCGCCGACACCCTCCGCGAGATGGGCGTGCGTGGCGGCATCTATATGCTGGGGTGCCCATCTATTGACATCGCATCTCGGGCCGACTTTGACCCCCAATGGGAGCGTCACCTTGTCGTTCTCCAACATCCTGTCACGAATGAGGCTGCGTCGGCGGCTTCGCAGATTGACGAAACCGTTGCAGCCATCCTCGCCCCCGAGTT